TTTAACCGGGCAAACGATCAATACTTTGAATTTTTTGGGGAGTACAAATACTCATGTTACAGAAGTTTTAGCAATGTGAATAATAGAAAAAACAACAAGAAATGAAAAAAGACCTCAAATTTATATTAATAGTAGTGCTCACTTTTGCTTTCCCACTGGCGACTTCTACCCTACTCGATCTCAAATGGATCAACGACCACTGGATAAGAATTTTACTTATAATAATTCTAATGGCCTTTGAAATTGCAGTCTGCATTTTTATACTAAAAGAAAAACTAAAGAAATGAGAAAAATAAAATTTAGATTTTGGGATGTAACATTAAAAAAGATGTATTTCAGAAAACCATTTACGTATGATTTTTCGGTAAAAGATATCATCCCATTGCAATCAATTGGACGTAAAGATAAAAACGGAATTGAAATATTTGAAGCTGACTACCTTGTCGATTACTATCCTATTGATGAAGAGGATTTAAGTTTAGGGTACAATGAAAGTCTTTTGCCTGTTGTTTGGTGCGAAGATACTTTAAGCTGGTGCATCGATGCTTCATTTAAAAAAGATGGAAGTTTTTTAACCTCACTCGTTGAATATTTTGGTGAGCATTTGGAGGTCAAAGGCAATGTTTATGAAAATGAAACTAAAAAAACCCTTCTCAAATGAAAAGAAAATTTTGAAGCATAAATTATGAAACACCACAGCAAGCAAATGGCCATTAAATCACATAAGATCATGACTCACCTCATGTGTCTTATGGAAGATCTAGAGGATGTAAAAGCAGATGGAGCAGAAGCAAAAGAAATGATAAAAACTATTGAAGTTCTTCTCCCGAAAATGGAGAAAGTCATCGACACTGCATTTGGTAGCTCTACTTACTTGAGATCGAACACTTATCTGCAGGACATGCAAAATCGTTTTGAGACGGTAATTAGAAAAAACTATTTAAAAATAACTTAATAAAATTGAATTATGTTTAAAACACAAATTGGAGAATCACTTACAGGAGACTTAAAAGAAAATACTTGGACTTTTGAAATGAGCGAAAAATTTATAATACGCTCTGGACATTTTGCAATAGTGCCATTAGATGACTTTCAAGCATTAAAAAGAGCATGACAAGCTGTAAAATGAGTTTACAAGCACATCCAGATAATACAACAGATTCAGAGTTTGAAGGCTTTGTTTCTTTAGCAGATGAAATTTTAAATAATATAGAATCTTAGTTAGTGCTAACGCATTTGGGTATGGAAAGTAATTTTACGGATTTAAATAACGAAACAAAATGGAAATACAAAAAAAAGTACTAAGGGTTTTATTAAAAAACTACAGTAAAATAAGTAGAAACGGTGGAATAGCTAAGGTTATTTTTGATGATAAATTTGAAGATATAGCAGAAGATATAGTGAAATTATTTTCTATACCCGTTGTTAGCAACTGGGTGGCGTGTAAAGAAAAGATGCCCCCTAATGACAGTATGTGTATAGTGTACAGAAGTAGACTTGAAGCGGTTGACTACGCCTACTATGATGAAGGATTTGAATTTCCGTATACACTATTTGGAGAAGATAAAAAAGAAGGTAAATATAAACACGTTACGCATTGGCAACCACTACCTGAGCCACCTTGTTGCTAACACCCGTATAAAAAAACGTTTTAATGTTTTTTATACAACGTTAGCACAATTTTAAAAACTCCAACAAAGGAAACATTGTTGGAGTTTTTAATTAGATAGCTCCCGTATTTTTGAAGCAGATAAAAGAAATATGTCTGTTTTTCAAAATGCGTTAAGATCAGTAGTTAGCTCTCCAACATTGCTTCAGGGCTTTCCTAGTTTTGGTTACGGTAGCTTAACGCAATCTGCAAATAAAGTAAATGTTCGCAGCTCATTAACGCTTTCCGCTTTTTATAGCGGAATAGACATGATTGCCAATTCTATTGCCATACTTCCACATGCTGTCATTCAAAAAACAGACGATACAGTTTCCTACCTTAAGGATCACCCGGTTCATAAATTACTTAATAATAGACCAAACTACCACCAGTCTGCTTTTGGTTTTAAACACCAAATAGCTGCAAACGTATTATTAAGGGGTAATTTTTTTGCTGGTATTGTGACCGATGAATCTGGCAACAAAATAGCTTTAAACTTTTGGGACTCAAATCTGGTAACGGTTATAGATCATGAAAATGAATTGTTCTATGAGTACAAAGGTAAGATGTACAAATCTTATGAGGTGCTGCATATACCGGGCTTTTCATTTGATGGGAAGTTAGGTAAATCTGTTTTAGAATTTGCAGCAGATAATCTTGGTGTTACACTCAATGCACAAAAATTTGGCTCTAGCTCTCTAGAAGATCAAGGCCTTAGTTATGGGGTGATTGAAACCGATAAAGTTTTAAAAGCTCCTGCAAAAGATGCTATAGGTACAGCTTTTGAAAAAAGGCTTACGACTATGAATAAGCATAGAGCAGCAGTACTGGATGAAGGGATGCAATATAAAAGGATAGGTCTTAATCCTGAAGAATCAAAATTTATTGAAACCTACGCCAGTGGTACAGAAGATATTGCCCGGTGGTTACACATCCCAAATCACAAATTGAGAATAAAAGGTGAGGGCGGTTATAACTCTATGGTGCAGATGGAGCAAGACTATCTACAATCTGCTGTAAAACCTATTGCCCAAAAGATTAAGGAAGAATTGGACTTTAAACTTTTTACAAATTCTGAAAAAGAAAAGTCGATAGCAATAGATCAAAACTTTAAGATCTTACTGCAAGTCGATCCAAAAAGCAGAGCAGAATACTACAAGTCTATGGTATTCCTAAAAGCAATGACTCCCAACGAAATAAGAAAATTGGAAAGCATGAATCCTTATGATGATGGCGATCAGTTCCTACAAATGTCAAATCTTCTTAATGAAGAACAAATGAAAAAACTATTAGCTGATGAAAGCAAAGGATAAAATACAAGTAAGAAATGCACAAGTGCGTGCAGATAGTATCAATGAAGCAGAAAGAACTGCTGACTTTGTGATTTCTAGTGAAGCTGTAGATACTTATGAGACTGTTTTTAAAAGTAATGGATGGCTGCTTGATCGCTACGAAACAAATCCTATTGTATGTTTTAACCATAATCACACCGATGCTGATAGTGTAATTGGAACTTCAGTAGTTTTTATAGAAGATGGTTTAGTTATAGGTCGCGCAAAATTTGAAGCTGCAGAAAACAATCCTCTAGCAGAGAAGATTTTTAACAAGGTTAAGAATGGAATAATTCGTGGAGCCTCTATAATGGCCGAAATATTAGACGGTAGATATGGACTAGAAGATCTTAATGAAGATCCCGATGTTTTGTATTTTACACAGCAGAGGCTAGTCGAGTGGTCTATTGTTTCTCTTAACTCCAATCCAGATGCATTGGCTAGAAATACAAATGACCTAAATGAGATTCGAAAAGAATTTACACCAGATACATCTGCAGACTCTGCCGAGGATGATACAGATGAAGAAAAAAGAACTTCAGAATTTGATGTTTTTGAAGCTCAATTACTAATCAATAAAAATAATACCCATGCTTAAAATTGCACAGTTACAACAGGAAAGAGCTTTAAAAACTAAAGCCCAAGAAGATCTGGTTAAGGCCAGAAAAGAAGGTGATGGAAAATTCACCGAAGAACAAAGAACACAATTTGCAACTCTCCAAACTGAAATCGAGGCACTAGATGCTGACATTGCAGAAGAGAGACAAATTGAAGACTTCGAAAAAAGAGCTGCAGCCCAAAAAGGTGAGCGCAAAGGTGGTGCTAAACCAAAAGGTGAAGAAGCTGAAAAGCGTGAAATCACAGAGCGTGCATCCATTACCAAAGCTTTTAGAAGTAAAGGCATTTTGGAAGGTGCAGAAAAAGAACTTAATCAAATTGGAATCGAGGCCAATAGAGCTGCAGGAGTAGAAACTCCAGATAATGCAAGATTTACCATCCCTATGTCTGCTTTACGGGCTCAATCTGTCACCGGTGATAGTGGTGAAAAGGGAGGTCAATTGGTTGTAGATCAAACTCCAAGAGTGCAAATGCCTTTTCAACCAGCAACTTTTTTGGAGTCTCTTGGAGCTACAAGATTAAGCGGTTTAACTGGAGGATCTATTCCCCTTCCTGTTGGACAAAAGTACACCATGCAATGGTTAGCAGAAAATGCTGCTATTACTCCACAAGATAAGAACTTTACTGGACCAGAACTTTCTCCAGAACGCTTGGGTGGCGCAGTAGATATTTCTAGAAGACTTATTCTACAGTCTAGTCCAGATGTAGAAAGCCTTGTAAGACAAATGATTTTAAGGGCTTATGAGACTTCTCTAAATGCTGCAGCAATCAACGGAGCTGGATCTGGCAACGAGCCAGAAGGCATCTTGAACAAGGCTGGAATAGTCCTTTCTTCTGTAACAACAGCGGAATCTCCAAAATGGGAGCATGTCACTGAGCTTATGGGATTAATTGATGCCGATGATGCAACAGAAGTATCTAGAGGTTATATAATGTCTCCGCAATTAAGAGCTGCTTACATGAGCACACAGAAAGATGCTGGATCTGGTCGTTTTGTAATGGACAGAAGAGATGAACTTAATGGATATAACGCAAGTGCGACTTCATTAATGCCAGTACTTAGCGGAAATCAAGTCTTAATTTACGGAGACTTTAGTAAATTGTTTATTGGAGAATGGGGCGCAGTGTCTTTACTGGAAGATCCTTATTCTGCTTCTTTGAGTAATGCCATTAGATTGGTAATTAACTCTCACGCAGGTGTAGAGATAGCTCAGGAAAATGCATTCTCTGCCAACAAATTTATCACTATATAATCATTTATTGTGTTGCTCTGGGTCTTATAGGCTCAGAGTAATATGATATTAAATACTTAAAAGTTATGTCTGAAGAAAATAAAAATGAAGATGTAAAAGTCGAGCAATCTACTGGTGAAGCTAAAAAAGCTGCAGATCAAGAAAAGTCTAAAGCTAAGAAAGCAAAATCTAAAAAGCCAGAAAAGCAAAAGGATGTAAAGGTGAAGATCCTTTGTCACAATGCAGCTGGAAAATACGGTCTTCCACAAC